AATTGGTTGTGCACCGGGCACCAGCGCGGCGAGACCCTTCGGTCCACCGGCACCGTCCACCGCCCGCTTGGTCAACACGAACCCGCCGTCCTCCATGTTGACATGGCCCCCATGCGCGTAGGCGTGCATGAGCCCGCCTTGGGCGGCGTATTGAGCGACGGGACCACCCTGGGCGTACACCCCCACACCGTCCCCAGCGGATACGCCACTGACAGAATCACCAACAGCAGGACCAACACCAGAATCACCGCTGTCCCCACCGGGACCAAAACCAGAATCAGGCGGACCAAACATAGCCAAATCCGCAGCGGCAATCGACTCCGGGGTACTTACTCCGATGATGTTCCCATTGGCATCACTCACGATGGAGATACCCAGACCCGGGAGCCCCTGCTCGATCATGTCTTGCATCGTTTGCTGCGCAGCGCTCATCGCATTGATCTGTTGATCAGCGATACCTTTTCCGACCGCACTCGCCACCATCCCATAAGGCATAAGCGGGATGTTCCCATATGCCATGAGACCTAGTCCGAGTTGTTGAGCCAATGAACTGACACCTTGTCCGGGAGCAGCGCCCCCGCCAGAAGACGAAGGGGCAACATCTGCGTCTTGTCCAAGGCCACTACCACCCAGCAGTCGTTCTAGCGCGGCCCTTTCTTCCTCGCCCGTAGCAGCAGTTGCCGCAGTGGGTCCAACAGCTTGAATAGGCGGGCCGTAATCATAGTAGGCCAGAGGAGTACCCAAAGTGGGGTGCACCCCCATCGTGCGGGTAAGCTGTGCGGGGCCAGGGTAAGCCAGCTTCGTTCCACCACCCATTTCAGGCATGCGCTCTTTTGCCGCCTGTTGCGCTGCCAAAGCCGCTAGACCTAGCTTACCCGCGTCAGAACCAAAGATGTCTTTGCCAAAGTCAAGCACATCCCCGACGATACCAACGCCACCTTTTATGATGTCTAGAAGATCCATAACCTTACCTCAAGTCAAGTCCCAGAAGGACATCGAACCGATGGCACTGTGCGTACCACTGAGCGCCCGGACAGCGATAGTGTAGATGTCGCTCGTGCCGCCGATAGTAGCGCCAAGCTGCAACTCCCAGTTGTAATCTTGACCGTTTCCGATCAGGCCGCTGGACAGGTTTGATGCCAAGACGTATTGCGAAAACACAATCGTGCCGCCTGTGTAGCTCGTGGCGGACAGGTCGCGCTCGACGTTGTTGGAATCCGTTGCTCCCCAGGACGCACCAGTCAGGGTGGGGTTCTTGACCGCCACTACCTCAAACGTCACGGACGAAGACGAAGTAGGAAGTACTGAGTACCCATCGGGCACGATGACTGCGCCTGTCCTGCCCGAGGCCAGCCGGATCGACATCAGCGGGACAAAAGCGCTGCCAATGTTTGTGTTGGCCGTTGTCATCCTGACCACGGTCGGCGTCACCTTCTTCTCGTATCCGCCCTCGGAGATCACCGTGGAGCAGATTTGCTTGAGCGTTGCCGACGCCGTCGTAGCCCCGGTGTTCGTGATTTCATAACGCACCGGCAGTATCGCCGTCGTCATGTACACACTGGTCAGGTTGTTGGCGTTTTGGAACGTGTGGCAGATGATTGTCTGCCCGTTGATCACGAACCCGGCTCGTACAGAGCCCACGCCCAGCCACTCGAAGTCTTGCCAGAAGATCTGCGCTTTGGTCAGGTCAAGCGTGAAAGTTGAGTCCCCGGTGCCGTTGAGCTTGTCGCCGTTCCAGTCAGCCTGCGCCACCTTGTTGTCAACCGCCATACCCGACACGTAGGTACGCCTAACGATGTAAACAGCGGTGCCGTCGCGCTCCAAGAACACGCCGTTCTCGGTGTTGAAGTAACCGATGCGGATGCGCTGCCCGTCTTGCGCCGTAGGCATGACAAACGTGTTGAGCACCAACAGGCTCTTACCCGGCTGATAAGAGAACGACCGATAGGTCTGACGCACCACGCTGGACCCGCTGCTGGTCGTGACGTTCAGGTTGACTGTGCTCTCGTTGGCCGTGTACGTGACTGTTCCGCCCGTAGCGGTAGTCTCGCTGAACAGATCGTTCTTCTCGTACCTATTTTGGCTGTCAAACAGGGTATAGGGCTGGCTGAACCGCGCCCGACCGAAGGCATCTAGAGCGGTGCCGTAGAACTGAACATTGACCGGCGCTGCATCCACTATCTGCCCCAGAAGGTTGTCGAGTTGGTTGAAGTAGAGTCGAAGGACGCTGAGAAGCTGGTTGATGTAGTTCGGGTCGTACTCTCGCGTGGGCAACGGCAGGGCCGGTGCCTTGAACCTCTTGACGATGTTGGCCCAGATGCTCACGATTTGCGTCCGTCAGGTCTAAGGTCGAGTCTAGGCACCCCAAGCTGCCACTGAACCCCCAGCCCCGTAGACCCCACCTTGATCGCCATCTGGCGTGCCCTGATGCGGATATTGACCTGCTCCGTGAACCGCTCCACCGTCGTTGTCGCCACTCGCGCCACAGGGAAGGCATTGCTCCCCGCGACCGACATGTTGGACGCATCCGTAGCCACCGGGTCCACACCCCGCGTATAGCCTGAGCCGGAGTTTTGCAGTGTGAGGAGGGACAGCTCAACGCTGGGCTGTGCAGGTAGGGCCGTCGTGGACCCGTTGAACGTGATGTCCGGAATCACGCGCCAGACAAACCCGAAGTTGTGCCCGTCGTCGATGTCGAACTCTGCTGAGGTGATGTAGGACTCAATCGGCTGCGGGGACACCGTGGACGCATCGTCACAACCCGTCTCTTGGAAGTTCAGCCGGTTGTTGTAGTCTGCAGCGATGGGTACATCGGAAACTACGTTTGCATCAACCCACGCGGTGCGGGCCATCGTGCCGTAGTACCAGATCTTCTCGGCGTAGTTGTAGACCGCGTACCTATCCACAGTGGTGGAATTGGCAGAACAATAGAACCACCAGATTTCACTGAACTGCTCAACGGTGGAAGCGAAGACTTGCAGATTCTGGTTGTAGTTGAAGTCGTTGAAGATGTATTGGCGAATGTCACAGGTGAGTGTTTGTACCCGCCCGTCGAACATGTAGAACTTCTCGTAGCCCATCCAGTAGGTAACCCCTGCGGCGGTCGCCCAGGCTCTGTCGCTGACGATGGAGACGTTATCCGCAAGGATTTGTGAGCCCCAGACGATGGGCGGGCCAAGGTATTGCAGGGAGTACAGCGAGGTGTCCGTCCAGACCAGAATCTCTTGACGCACCTGGGCTACAGCCTCGATGGCTGAGCCGTGAGACAGGCGCAGGCTACCCGCCTGAGTAGTGGCTGCGGGCGTCCAGTTGGCAGCGGTCTCCTGATCCGACCAGCGAATCAGCATGGGGTCCAGGGACGGCGAGCCGTAGTCTGTCGTGCCGAAGGCCAGGACGAAGCGTGAAGCGTCGGAGACGACGACGAAGTTGGCTTTGCTGGGCGTGTCACTGGCTCCCGGGAGGGTCGAGATGTTGACCCCGCGCACAGATGTCCCCGCTGAGGCGTCCCAGTAGTAGATGCCCCCACCTTTTGGGTTGATGATCAGATCATCACCGAAGTTGTATGCCGTCCAGATGCCGATCTGCGGAGCACCGGAGCCTGAGCCGCCCCAACCACCAGACCCCCAGCCACCGGACCCCCAGCCTGTTGTGGGGATTTGGATGTTGCTCCCAATGTTCGGCTGATACTCTGCGGTGATTGTTCCGCCGCCTGGAGAGCCAGAAACATCGGTCGCATCGGCAAGCACGGGGGCCCCGGTGCTCGGGTCACGGGCGTTGATCGTATAGCTGTTGGCGTTGATGACCGTGGCGACTTGGTACTCAAGCTCTAGCACGGCCTGGGTCATGTTGCCCCCAAGCCCGGTGACGTTGTCGAACTGGACGTAGTCACCTATAGCGCGACCGTGGGATGTATGCGCCACGGTGATGGAGTCTGAACTGAGTGTCGCTGTAAACGGGTTGGTCAGCGTGTAGACATCAATCGGTGTGATGTCGTCGTAAGTTCCGAAGTAGATGTAGTACTTGAGGTTCGTCCCTACGCCGATGTAGTTCGTCCAGGGCCAGAGAGAACGGCAGACGCCGAGGAATTGAGCATTGCTGATCTGTTGCCAGCCGCCGATCTTCTCTGGTTGCCCTGAGCGAAAGCGCACCTTGTCGCAGAAGTACCAACCACGGTCTTCTGATGCATAACGGGTGTTCTCTCGGAACACCCCCGGGCGGAT